CTGAAGCCCTTCTTGATCCTGCTCGTTTTATTCGTCGTTGGAATGAACGTGTACGCCATAAGCTCGGTCATTCTTTTAAACATTGCTTCTTTCAGGAGTTCGGCACGCATCCGGAGACTGGTTCGGAACCTCGCTTGCATTTCCATGGTTTCTTGTTCGGCACTGATACTTTGTATGCTGATATTCGTTCAGCTGTGAGTGATCTTGGTTTTGTTTGGTTGTCTAAGGCATCCCTCAAGCGAGCTCGTTATGCCGTTAAGTATGTTGTTAAACAGATAAAATTCGACCCTGCCGCTGTAGCAGGAAAAACAGTAAACGTCAATGGAAACAATGTCCCTTTGTCCGCTCTTTTGCAAGATCGCCGTTATACCCACAAGTTTATCTCAGCCGGACTCGGTAATTATCTCGGTATTATGCCTCGTCCTTCTGTCCGCACTCGCGTATGGTCTTATGCGGGTTCTGCTTTTTCTGGTCGCTCGTTTAACTATGCGATTCCTCGTTACTATGATCGATACCTTACAGACGCCGAGAAGGATATACGTGCAGTTCTTTCCGCTGATTCTTACGCACGCTTTAGCCGGTCTTCTCTGGTTCGTTATATTGTTGCAAAGTGTGTTGAAATTAAAGCCCTGCGTTCCGCCGTATCCTCTCGAGCGTCGTATTATTGGGAACTGAAGAAGGCACTTGAGTTTCGTGCCGCCGGACGCGTGCCCGATATTGTTCCGCCCGTTTGGCTCGATTTTGATATTATTCATTTTTGGAAAGATAATTATGGTTTAACTTTAACAATTTGATTATGGCTAAACAGCCCTTTATTTCGCATGCCGTGAATGGTTATTCTCGGTATGATGTTCCTGAAAGTATAGCCTTTACCTGTACTTCGGGTATTTTGTATCCTGTTCGTATCGATTTCGTTAATGCCCGTGATCGTGTTTCGATTGCTCAAGGTGTTGATATCCGTTCGAATCCGCTTGCTGTGCCGTCGTTTAATCCTTACACGGTACGGCTCCATCGTTTTTGGGTTCCATTGCAGCTTTATCATCCAGAGATGAGGACGAATAGCAGTCAGTTCGATATGAATTCCGCTAGCGTCAATTGGCTTCCTATTGGTGAAGCGCCTACGGATTCAGGTCCTCTCGGTTTTAGCGGTACTGCTTACTCTAATTCGCTTCTTTCGTGGCTTCGCATTACTAATCAGCGTATTGACATCGGTCTCCCTAACTTTGCTTCTGAAACTATGTTGCCTTCTACTGGCTCTTATGAAGCTCAGTGGGTGAATGCTGATACTTATCTTGCTTATTGGGATATTGTTCGCAATTATTATTCTTATTCGCAGTGGGGCCTCTTTTCGTATGCTTGGCCTGCTTCATGGAAGGTCATTTCTGCTGATACGGGCTCTGGTGTTACCCACTCTTTTGAATTCGCTTCTTCGAGTCGCTTTTTTACGCAGGTTTATGGCGAGTTGTCATTCTTGGATGCCTATTTTGAGAGTCAGTTTTATCCTTCTGCCGTGAATTCTACCAATGGTACGTTTAACCGCAGCAACCTTTTTCTACAAATAATTAGGTCCAATACTTTTAATGATCAAGGTGTTAAGGATCCGTATGATGTACCTAGATTAGAGTCTAATTTTTTCACCATTACAGGTGACTCTCCGGTAGGTCAGTTCGAACTCCGAGGAAGACCTGCTCCCGCGGCTTCCGGTTATGACGTTTTTTCTATCGCTCACCCTATGGCCGTAATTCCGTCTAACCCAGATCGCTTTAGCCGACTTATTCCCTCTTCTTCCTCTTCCGATGTTTCTATTTCTGGAGTTAGTAGTATTCCTCAGCTGGCTATAGCCTCTCGCCTTCAGGAGTATAAGGACCTTCTTGGCGCCGGTGGTTCGCGTTATTCGGATTGGCTTGAAACGTTTTTCGCCTCGCGGATCGAACATGTCGATCGTCCAAAGCTCCTCTTTAGTGCTTCGCAGACTGTAAATGTGCAGGTTATAATGAATCAGTCGGGTTATAACAATTTCATCGCCGGTGAAGCGCCTCTTGGTCAGCAAGGTGGTTCTATTGCCTTTAATGCCCAGCTCGGTCGCCGTCAGTCGTATTATTTCCGTGAGCCCGGTTATATGATCGATATGTTGAGTATCCGTCCGGTGTATTATTGGTCGACGGTTCGACCTGATTATCTTAACTATCGAGGTGCAGATTATTTTAATCCCATTTACAATGACATTGGCTATCAGGATGTTCCTCGCTTCCGGCTTGGTAATTCTTATCGTGCCTCGGATTCTACTAGGGTTGTTGCCTTGGAGCCTTGTTTTAACGAATTCCGGTCTTCGTATGATGAAGCTCTCGGGCAGCTTAATTTGATTTTCGGCAAGGTCGATTATCGCGGCGAACTCCTTCCTCTTTACTCTTATTGGGTTCAGCAGCGTTATTTTAATGCTGCGATTAGTGCAGATTCCACTCTTATGTACTATACTATGCTTTTTGTTGATATGAATACGGTTAATTCTCCATTTGCCTCGGATGTTGAGGATAACTTTTTCGTAAATATGTCGTATAGTGTTATTAAGAAGAATCTTGTTAATAAGTCGTTTGCAACTCGTTTGTCTAATCGTTAATATTTTTTGTTATGGCCCTTAATTGGTTGCTTGAAGATCCTTCCCAGTATGTTTCCCGAGGTCAGCGTATCATGTCTGTTCTTGATGGATCTGGTAGTGTTGATGTAATTCCTGGTCGTCCTGATGTTAAGGCCGAGCAGTCTGATTGGGACAAAGGTGATAAGTACGATCCGGATTTGAGGTTTGATCCGAATTCGTTTTCTCGTATGGATAAGTTCGATGGCCTTGAAGTAGGTCAGGAGCTTATTGATTCTCAGTTGGATGCAAGATCGTCGAATAAACAGTCCGAAGCTACTGAAAAGAAATAGTAGGTCTCTTTACTCGACAATATATGTTATGTGCGCGGGGCCCTCTGGCGAGAGTCCGTGAATCGCCTGAGGTACCCGGCCACCGACTGCTGGAGGGTCCGCGCATTTCTTTAATCGTTTTCTACTGTTATGACATTTAAACAGCTTATTACTTCGAAAAAGTTTTGGACGCTTATAGCCGCCATTGTGGCTGCCTTGACGGCGTTCTTTGTTTCCGGTTGTTCGACTACCCGGACTGTTGTGCAGCGTGCGACTTCTTACTCCGGCGCCGATTCTATTGTAATGGAGATCGTTTATGACGGTCGTGGTAATATTAAAAAACTCTAATCATGGTCCCTGTTCCCTTTATGGTCGGCTTGGCCCAGTCTATGGCCTCTTCTTCCGGGAACTCCCTTTCCAACTCCGTTGGCTCTGGCCTCGGCAACGCTCTCTTTGGTGGTATAGCCGCACGTCGCCAGTGGAAGTATCAACAGAAGCAGATGAAGCTGCAGCAGCAGTATGCTCTCGAGCAGATGGCTAAATCCGCTGAGTATCAGCTTGCTCATGATAAGGAGATGTTTGACTACGAGAACGCGTACAATGTTCCTTCCAAGGTCTTTAAGCGTTACCTTGAGGCCGGAGTCACCCCTGCGGCTGTTCTTGGTTCTTCTGGCGTCGGCGTTTCTGCCACTGTTCCGACTTCTTCTGGAGGAGCCCCTTCGGGTGGTTCTGTTTCTGGCGGCCCCCCTATTGATGGCTCCTTCCCCATATCTTCCGGCGATCCTCTTGCTGCCGCTCGTGTTGGTTTAGTAGCCTCCGAGCGTGAGCGAAATGAGGCTGCCGCCGATCGTGATCGCGCTGAAGCCGATCGTGCTCGCGGCGATACCCATACCGCTGAGTGGCGTAAGGAAATGGATGAACTTGATCTTTCAATTCGCAATAAAGACGGTCTTTCAGCTGACGTTAAGCTTGATATGCTTTCCGCTCAACGTGATATCGAAAAAGTTAACGCTTGGCTTACCGAAACTACTTCTGGCTACGCTCTTGAGGAAATTATCGCCCGCGTAGGTATTATGAAAGAGGAATACGATAATATTAAAGGCCATAATAAATACCTTGACGAATACCTCTCTGCTTCTGTTGCTCTTCTTAAGGCTCAGTACGCCCTCGTTTCTGCTCAAGCCGAATTTCAGCGGATCTCCGTCCAGGATGCTAAGAAATGGTTTGAATTGAATTGGAATACTAAGATTCCTGTTGCTGAAGTTGATGAGAACGGTAAACCCACCGGCAAAGTTATTGAGATGACCGGTGAGGAGATGCAAAAGACTCTCCTTGGTTTAAGTCTTACCTCTTCTAAGCAGGGTATTTCTGGCAATTGGTTCGCCAATCGTTCTGCGAAGAACGCTCTTGGCTATGCTGTTGCCAAGGAGTTTGTTGCTGGTGCTATGGAGATTACCGGTTCTTATGTTGGAGCAAAATTCGTTCGCGGCACTGGTTCTACAATTGACGAAACGCGCGAGCATTATGATCGACATGGTGAATTTATTGGTGGTACGAGAGTATCCCGATCGGAGATGCGAGGGAGATAATACCCTTTTGTCCGATTTTGGTGAATTTTATTCCGATTTTGATTTGGACCATAAATACATTTTCATCATCTTTGTCTTACAAAACCAATAGACTTACGTATTATGGAAAACAAAAATCGCGTTCCGAGATCCGAGGTTAAACTCTTCCTCACATTCCTTGTCGATCGAGGCGCTCTCTCTTCGTATCTCAAGTGGTGTGCTAAATCTTCTTCGGATTTTTATCTACTCTTTTCGAGGAAGAACAACTTAATTCCGGCCGAGGATTTTATTTCCGCCGCATTCCCCTGGCCGTTTACGCCTGATTCTAAGCGGTGGCTGAAGCTTAATAAGCAATGGCTTCATCGCCTTGAAATGTATCGTTTAATTAAAAAGTAACTATTATGCAAATCATCATTCGTATTTTTGGTGCTGGTTTACCCGTTTTTGATTTTACCGCCGGCGAAATTATCGAAGGTCAATTTAAGCCCTTCGAGGACTTGCGTTCTGCTATCGTAGATCGATTTCCCCTCTTGGCGGATCTTGTTGTGTTTGATAACCTCTTGGGCACTCAAGCTTACTTGAAACCTTATTCGCTTGGCGCCGCAACCGCTCTTATCACTGCACATTCTGAGTTTGCAGGTATGCAATTTTATCCTAATTTTCTTGTGTTTAATATTGAATGTGATGTCGAGACGGAAAAAGAAAACTCGTAGTGGGACTCGAGTTGTAGTCCGCCCCCTTGGTGGTAAAGTCCTTTAATATTCGTCAATATTCGAATCCCCGATTACACTGATGCGTAATGCGTTCGGTGAAATCGAGACCACTGGAGCGCTTTAGCGTACTTTGTTTTCGGGGATTCTTCCATCTGTTCGCAGTCGACTTTAGTCGAATCGAACCCCTTAAAGACCTTCTTTATGGATCAGTATGACGAAAATCGTCCCTACTATGGCCCTCGTTCCGGCGATATTAAATTTCGCTGGTCTGTTGGTCTTTACTATCAAAAAAAACGTACCATCATTGCTTGGTTTGAAAGCATTGGAGATGCCGCGGAATTTTTAGCAAAGTGTCGCAAGGAGCACCCTCGTCGTCTTTACGATATACTACAATCTATCTTTTAGTCTTTATGGCCTGCCAACACCCTATCTGGATTCGCAATCGTCGTTACTTCGATAAGAAGCGACCACGCATTGGTGTGTCGGTTGACTCCGACCATAAGTCTGCTCTTGCTCTTCGCCCTTGGGACGTTTCTCGCCAATGGATAATGGTTCCTTGCGGCCATTGCGACGATTGCCTGCGTAGGCTAAGGAATGATTGGTTTGTTCGGATAGAAAGAGAATTAGCCCATTGCAGAGCTGAGTCTCGGCAGGCCATTTTTATTACCATAACTATTAGCCCCAAGTATTATGCTGAAGCCCTTCTTGATCCTGCTCGTTTTATTCGTCGTTGGAATGAACGTGTACGCCATAAGCTCGGTCATTCTTTTAAACATTGCTTCTTTCAGGAGTTCGGCACGCATCCGGAGACTGG